AGGATTTTCTTTAAACTCTTTTTTAAACTGAAATTTAATCGGATTTTTTCCGAGTGCAATCATAATTAATTCTCCTTACTCATAAAGTAACCATCCGCCTCTCAAGAACGAATAGTGCTCACATTATTTCTTTTTTCAATCTCAATTTTAGGTATTAGAGGATGAGAGTAGTCATGAGATATCAGAAACACGTTAAGTCCGTGTTCTTCTTGTAGTACCTCAAATAGCTTTTCTTTACCTGCGTCGTCGAGAGTACCTGTAGTTTCGTCTAAAAATAATAGATTTATACTCTTTCCACCAATTTTGGATAGAGTATTTCGCACTGCAAGCAGCACTGAAGTTTGGACTCGAGAAAACTCTCCACCTGATAGAGAGTCTATACTAACCTCTTCTCCATTATTTACAACAACAATGTTTAGTTTGTCTCCCGAAAGTCGGAAGAGCACTTGAAATTGTCCGTCGCTTAGAATTGCAAGATAATGATTAATACTATCTTCTAGTTGCTTTGCAACATTTTCTAGTTTGTAAGCTACAATACCAGAGGTTGAAAAAGCTTTTCGTAAGATAGTAAGATTTGTAATCTCATCTTGAATAATTACTATATCATTTTTTACTAGCTCTTGTCTAGCTTTAAAATCTCGAACTTGCTCTTTAAGGGCATCAATCTTAGCATTTCTAATCTTAACACTTTCGTTGTACTTACGGGCGTCTGCTAAAGATTCTTCTTGGGCTGCAAGCTCAATTTCTAAATCACGCAACTGTCTAGAAATCTCTTTGTAATCTGGATATGATTTAGGCAATGAAGTGTTTATAAGTTGAGACAACTGAGTAAATCGCTCAATAGCTTTTTGATTACGCTGATACTTATCTAAGTCTACTTGATAGGAATCTCTCAACTCTACTAGCTGTTGAAGTTTTTGTCTACTAGCTTCTAAAACTTCTGAGGTTAGAGTCTTGATTTCCTGTTTTAAAGCGTCACTCAACTCTTTAGCCTTAGAGTTATCTAAAGCTTGTTTACAGGCGTAACAATGATCTGATAAGTCTAGTGAGGTTAGATCTTTTGTCGCTTTTGCAATTTGAGTTTTTGCCTCACTAATAGTAGACTTTAGACTTTCAATCTGTTCTAATACTCCAGCTTCTAAAGTTGGCAACTGCATAGAAAAATCAAACTGCAACCTGTCTCGCTCTTGAATTAGAAGATTATTTTTATCAATACTATCACAGAGAGATTTTTGAGAAGAAATACGAGTTCGCAGATCTTCGATTTGAGAGTATAGGCTAGTGTCTACGCTTGGCAGAGATTTTTCAAAAGCTTTTTCAGGAATAGAGTTTTGAGATAGAAACTGCTCTATCGTACGCAGTTCGCCTTGTTTCGTCGCAAGATCTTTTTCTCGCTTGCTATTAGTTGTTTTAAGCTCTTCTCCAATATCAAGATATCGAGAGAAGTTAAACAGGTTAACTAGAAATTTTTTCCTATTAGTATCCGTAGCTTTAAGAAACTCTAATAGATCTGTGCTACTTTGGTATGTCAGTTGACTAAAGGTTTCAAAATCCCGACCAATAGCGTTAGATAGCTCTTTATAAGTATCTAATACTTTATGCTCACTAATGTCTTCACCGTTTTTTACAATAGAGACTTTAGTGCTAGCTCCTTGACGCTTAGAGGTTAAGCTATACTCGTCGGAATCAATAGAAAAAGCAAGAGTTGCTTCCCAGCTTTTAGCCCCGTTATACCTGTTTAGAATATCAGCTTTCTTCAGACCCTTAACATTCTTGTTGTAGAGCAGTTCTTGAATAATAAGAGCTAAACTAGATTTACCACTTCCGTTAGGGGCCGAAAGTTGTGTAACTGCGTTACGATTTAGCTCTAGCCTATTGTTTGGGCCATAACTAAACATATTACTCCATTCTAGAGTTTTTAACACTACTCCCATTATTTAATCCCAAGTTTATCAAATAGTTCTAGCACGCCAGCTTTATTATCTACTTTAATATAGTCTAGATATAGATCTAGCTCCTCTTTTAAAGTCTTATCGGTCAGATCTAGGGTAGAGTGCTCTGAAGGCTTTTCGGCAATCTTTTTATCTAACAATTCGTGATTTTGAATTTTAGAGAGTTTATCAATTGTTCCAGTTACTTCATATACAACATGGTGATAACTGTCTGCTTTCAGCTCTGTCCCGGCTTCTACTGTTTTACGAATGAGTTTAGGTAACTGTAGGTCTACAAACTCTACTGTGTAATCAGCCGCACTACGATAATCAATAATATTTACACCATACTCTCTAGAATCGTCTCTGTCAAAGGTAGTGTTGAGAGGGCTTCCAGAGTAGTAAACATTATATTCTTTGTAACGATGGCAGAAGTGTAAATCTCCAATTAGCGTAAGAGGCCAGGCTGCAATACGATTAAAATCAAACTCGGCAGTAATATGTGGCGGCACTTCTCCACGAATATGCGCAATTAGAATATCTCCAGAGATGTAGCTTGGAACATTATTAGTTTGCATCTCGCCATACGGAAATAGCTGAAAGCCTTGATTGTTCACCACAATACGGTCATTTTTTGTCCGTAACATAAAGTTTGGATTATTAATAGCGTGTTCTGCTTCAAAGTGCTCTAAAAAGGTGTTGCCTTTTGTAGATGCCTCATGATTACCTGGAATAGCTAGTGTCGGTTTTGTAACTGAGTTAGCATAACTCAGAAAAAGACATATCTCATCCGGCTCAGGTTTCTTATCAAAGATGTCGCCCGCTAAAACAACAATATCGCAACTCTTTTCCAGTTGCAATAACTTATCGAATAGCAGACGAAATCTATTCGTCTGCCACTCGTAAGGAATCTTCTTTTTGTGCAGATTTATATGAATATCTGCTACATGTAAAATTCTCATGGTTCTCGTTGTAAGAGGTTAGTTAATTGACCTTCAAAAGTAAAACTTCCCACATGGTTAAGTTTTGTATTAGGATCTACCCAAATCTCTCCGCCCATGCGCTGCCAACGACGGCAGAACGCATAGTCTTCACTGAGATATCTACGGTCAGTTGGGTCAATTTCGGTATCCCAAAGAGCGTAGCAGTGAGGATTAAACTTAGGGTCGATAGACGAATCATTTTTGTAGTGGAGTTCAGGGTGTTCACGCACCATGCGCTCAATTACTTCACGCTTTACAATAAAGAATCCGGTTGAAGCGTCAAGCACTTCTACGGCTCCCATATGTGTACGCACACGACGAGTACCTGGTTGTACTTTTAGATTGATAGCATAGTCAGCTCCATAGGTAGAGATGTTATCTTTACCTTGCTCTACTGCTCGTTTTACCTGGTCCCAGTTAATTGTCTTTTTAGGATAGGCCGCTGCGATAATATCTTTATCCATTGCAAGCATACGAATTACCCCATCAGGGTCAAACTCGATGTCTGCATCAATAAACATTAAATGAGTACAGCTAGTATCTTCTAAGAACATCGCAGTAAGAATATTACGAGCGCGTGTTACTAGGCTTTCATTACGTAGTGTCGTAATTCTAAAACGAATTCCGTGTTGGATGAGTACCTGGCTCAACCTAAACATACTTAAGAAGTACTGGTCAGTTACCATTCCTCCATAGCAAGGAGTGGCAAAAAAGATATTCATCTTCCGCAGAAAATTCATATCTATAGTAACTCTATCTCCATCAATAGAGCTAAATCCTGCTGGAAGACCATTAGCAGGAGGGCTGCTAGGGTCTGGTTGTTTACCAGAACTAGCTGCTAGGTCTTTAAGAGAGGTTTTCTTGCTCATAGATCTTCCATTTTCTCAGTGCTATTCAAATCGCCAGCAACTTCTTCTGAGAAGTAGGTAGTATTCTTGAGCAGCCACTCTTTTTGCTCTTCGTACGTTTGACGCTTGAAAATTGTTTCAAGATTATAAACTTCCATTTCTCTTTCGTTAGGCTTTAGAGGAATAGAATTTCGGCTAGGCATAACGGTATACTTAACGTTTTGAGGCTGAGGGCCAGTCTTTTCACGCTTGATAGTAATGTCATACCCGTTATCCGGGTCCGCAGGAGAACCGTAGTCAGCGTTAGTAGCGTAATCAACAAGTTGCTTGTAAATAGTAGTTTTAAGATCCAACAGCTTCATTGCGCCATCTTTGCGCCC